TGCGAGGAGCAGGGCGCGACGCTCTTCGATGGCAAGTTCCAGGGCCGCACCCGCGGGGCGGCGATCAAGTTCCTGAAAGCCCAGATCGGCCGCCAGAGCCTCGCGGGGGTGGTCTTCACCATCACCGAGATCCCGGTGCCGCTCATCCGCGAGATCGTCCAAGCGATCATGAGGGGCGAACCGGTGATCGCATCCCCTGCGGCGAAGCCCGCCGCACCGGTTTCGCAGCCCGCGCCCGCATCCTCATCAAAGGTCGTGCGGTTCGACGCCTTCGAGAATGGCGAACCGTCGGCCAACGGTGAGGCACGCTGGACAGAGATTCGGCGATTCTATCGCGAGTGCCGCAGTCCCAAAAAGACGGCGGTACAATTCCGCGTCTCGATCAACACGATCAAGGCGAGGATCCGCAGGGAGGGCTGGTGATCGCTGTCCCGGAAGTCTCGCCCCTGAACTGGCGGCCGGGGTCGGTGGGTGAACTCATCGGCCCCGCCCGCGGGGCGGCGGAGGCGCTCTTGGCCAAGGCCCGCCGCCTGCGGTCCGGTGAGCGCGGCACGATGAAGGTGCTCCTTTACGGTCCGCCTGGCGTTGGCAAGACGACGGTTGCCGGCATGGTGGCAGCAGAACTGGCGGGCAGCCCGCTGGCCGTCGACGAGGTCAACGGAAAGCTTGTGACCATCGAGGCGGTGAAGGGCTGGATGGGATCGCTTGGCCTGGGGAACCTGTTCTCAGACTGGTCAGTCCAGATCATCAACGAGCTGGACCGCTGCACCCGCGACGCCCAGGACCTCCTGCTCTCGTATCTGGATCAACTCCCGCCCGGCCGTGCGGTCATTGGCACGAGCAATCTCCAGCTGGATTTGCTCACCGAGCGGTTCCAGACCCGCTTCCAGGCGATCAAGCTCCTGGCCCCCGACACCGACGAGATCGCGGGGCTACTCGCATCCCGGTGGGACATCGATCCCGCCACGGCGGCGAGGATCGCGGTGGGCAGCGGCGGCTGCGTCCGGGCCGCGCTCGCCGATCTGGAGAGCGCGGTGGACCTGGCGAGGCTTTGACAGGCCGCGCAACTGCGATGGGCAAACCGGGGCCAAAAGCAAAGACACTCGCCGACGGCGTGGAGGTCTGGTGCGAGTTCGGCAAGCTAGTGCAGGTTGACGAGCTGCGCCCCAATCCGCGCAACCCCAACACCCACCCGCAGCGGCAGGTGGAGCTATTGGCCAAGAACATTCGGCATTTCGGATGGAGGCACCCGATCACCGTTTCCAAGCGATCGGGGCTTATCGTCTCAGGGCATGGCCGGCTGATGGCCGCGCAACAGCTAGGAATCAAGATCGTGCCCGTCGATTTCCAGGACTTCGCGGACGACGACGATGAGCTGGCGGTGCTGGTGGCCGATAACCGCCTCGCCGAACTCGCATCCGTCGACCTCAATGGGCTGGAGCGCATCGCGCAGGATTGGCGCAGCGAGAATTTCGACACGCTCCTGGCGGGCTTTGAGCCGGCCGACCTCGATTCGCTCCTCGGGCCCGGTGGCGACATACCGGCCGCGGACGGGGGCGAGGGCGATGCCGATCTCGATAAGGGCGACGTGACGATCGCGGTCGGGATGTACCGCTTCCGCGTGACGCAGGCCGAGTTCGGCGCATGGGCCGACGCGCTGCGCCAAGAGGCCGGCTTCGACAAGGATGCGGTTTTGGCCGCAATCCGCGGGAGGCTCGGGCTATGAGAGTGACCGCCGAGCCGGTGACCATGCTTCGCGGGAGTTCGTACAATCCACGGCAGGTCGATCCGCGCAGGCTGGACTTGATCGAGCTTTCGCTGCGCAAGCTCGGCTTCCTCGCCCCCATCTATGCCGACGCCGACGGGGAGATCCTCTCCGGGCACCAGCGGCATCTGGTCGCGGCACGCATGGGTGCCGCCCGCGTTCCGGTGTTTCGGGTGGGGGCGATGCCGCTGGAGCGGCGCAAGGCCCTCAACATCGTCTTCAATAGGGCAACCAACGATTTCGACATCAACTCCACACCTGACGCCGCCACCCGCCAATTGGAAGGCATCGACATACAGGGGCTCGCCGCCGCGATCCCCGACAAATCGCCTTCGTCCGGCGAATTTCTGCGGTGCCTCGCGCCGGCCAGGGTGAAGGTCGCCGACCTCTGCCGGATCAACGCCGGCCGGTGGATCCGGTATGCCCGCAATCTCGCCCGGACGCTGGACCGCAATGGCATCGAGATGCCGCTGGTCTGCCGCGCCGACGGGACGGTGGTCAATGGCATCGGGCGGCTGGAGATGCTAGCCGAGCGGGGTGAGGAGACCGCGCCGGTCGTGTACGTGACCGACGAGGAGGCCGAGTTCGCCCGCGCCATGATGAATCTCCTCTCGATGGACTTCGATATCCACACCCGCTACGCCGACCTCCTTCGGCATAATTCGTTCAGGCGGGCCCGGAGAGTGCGCTCAGGCCTAGGCAACGGCTTCACCTTCGCGGTCCACGGCTCGGCGCCATGCGGCACCTTCGATATCCTGCGCCCGGCGGACAGGGCCCGCTGGATCAAGGAGCACGGCGCCTGCATCTTGGATTTCGGTGCAGGGCACCTGACCGAGACGATGCTCCTGCGCGAGGCTGGCATCGCCTGCACGCCATTCGAGCCATACCGGCTCTCGGGAAACGAGATCAATGCGCGGGAGAGCATCGAGATGGCCCGCGGGTTCCTCGAGGCGGTCGAGTCCGGGGTCGAGTGGACGTCGGTCTTCATCAGCAGCGTGCTCAACTCGGTGCCGTTCCGGGCCGACCGCGAAAAGATCGTGGCGGTCTGCGCCGCGCTCTGCCGGCCATTCACGCGCCTCTACGCCTGCGCCTCCAGCGTCACTGAGACCGGCTGGCGCCAGGTCAGGGGCAAGGCGTTCATGAACGAGTCCAACGCCGCCAACATCTGCTTCCGGCTCGACTACGAGCCCGGCGTCCGCATCGGGGATTTTCAGGACAGGCCCAAGGTCCAGAAGTATCACACCGAGCGGGAATTCTATGACCTCTTCGCCCCTCACTTCCGGTCGGTCAAAGTGGCGGAGATGAGCAACAACGTGACGGCGATCTGCTCCGGGCCGCTTCCGGTGGATTTGCAACGGCTGCGCGAGGCGATCGATTTCGAATTCGACCTCCCCTATCCAGACGGCTCGCGGATGGGACTCGCCGATGAGGCGCGGGCGGCGTTCTCGAAACGATTGGGGGTGGCGCTGTGATCGTCCTCTTGGATCTGAACTACACGCTGGTCGAGAACTCGCCGGAGCGCGGCATCTCCCCCCCGGCCATGATCAAGCGCCTTGAGACGGAGATCTACCGGCCGTGGCTGGTGAAACTTCTGCGGCCGCATCACGTGATCCTCGTCACCGCGAGGCCCGAACGCTGGCGCGAGCCGACGCTGCAGCGCATACGCGCACAGACGGGCTGGGCCCCGCAGGAGGCGTTCTTCAACGACCGCAACCTCGGGCCGCCCGCGTTCAAGGAACACGTTCTTCGGGCGCACCTGCTCCCGAGGTTCGAGGCCGATGAGATGTTCGCCATCGAGAGCAATCCCAGGACGAGGGCGATGTACGAGCGCTATGGGATACCGGCGATCCCGGTGGGAGAGAGACCATGGAGACGGCTACCAGCCTAGGGCATCGGCCGGGAGGAAAGTGGGCCTTCGACGAGGCGGTGGCCGGCTGCTTCGACGACATGCTCGCCCGCAGCATCCCGCAATACGCCGTGATGCGGGAGATGGTCGCCAGGCTCGCGTTGCGCCACGCAAAACCAGATACCGCGATTCTTGACCTGGGTTGCTCTCGCGGCGAGGCCCTGGCCCCTCTCGTGGGACAGCTCGCCGGACGCAACCGCTTCATCGGGGTCGAGGTTTCCGAGCCGATGCTCGCGGCGGCGAGGGAACGCTTTGCGGACCACATCCGCTTCGGGGTGGTCGAGATCCTTCAGATGGACCTGCGATCGTCGTTCCCTGAATGCCGCGCCTCGGTCGTGCTTTCGGTCCTAACGCTCCAATTCACGCCGATCGAATACCGTTTGGAGATCGTCGGGAGGATTTTTGACGCCCTTGAGCCGGGAGGGGCGTTCATCCTGGTCGAGAAGATCCTCGGCTCCGGCCCGGGACTCAACCGCCTCTTCGTCGACGAGTATCTCGCGCTCAAGGAGCGCAACGGCTACTCGCGCGAGGAGATCGACCGCAAGCGTTTTTCCCTGGAGGGCGTGCTGGTGCCGGTGACCGCCGCCTGGAACGAGGACATGCTGCGGGCCTGCGGCTTCCGGTCCGTCGACTGCTTCTGGAGACATCTCAATTTCGCCGGCTGGATCGCGGTGAAGTGAAGCACCGGACCATCGCGGACCTCGATGCCGAGCAGGTCGATCGGCTGCTCTCCGCCGACCTCGCCAACATCGTTAAGAGGCTCCAGGCCGGAAAGACCCTCACCGCGCGCGAGCGGGCGATTCTCGAGGAGAGGAGGAGGCAGGGCGCGGCCGAGGCACCGAGGTGGGTCAAGGGGTTCCGCGGGTTGGCCGAAGTGCTACCCTATTCCCGCGAGGCGTTTCGCCTGTGGGCCAAGATGCCCGGCGCGCCCAAGGCTAGGGCCGACAACTTTCAGGACGCGGCCGCATGGGCGCGGTTCATCGAGGAGCGCGGCCTGGGTACCAGCAACAGCGCCAGGGAGCAGCTCCCGCGCCGCGAGGCGGAGATCGTCCGGCGCTACGAGATCGGCAACGAGCGGGCGGAGCTTGAGCTCGCGATCCGCCGCCGGCAGTACGTGACCCGCGCCGAGGTCGTGGAGAAGGTCTCCTTCGCCTGGGCGGAGGCCGCCCGCATCCTTCGCTCGCATCTGGTCGATGGCGCCAAGGGCGAGGATGAGCGGGCGCGCAACGAGATGGCGATCCGCCTCGCCTTCCAGGAGCTCCATGACATCTCCCTGTCCTACCGCTGAGCGGGCCGCCTCCGATCCGCTGCTTTACGCGATCTTCGATTGCGTGCCGGCGGTCGACGACCGGCCGATATGGGAATGGGCCGCGGAGCACATCACCGTCGGCGAGGAGATGTCCCACCCCGGACCCTTCGATATCGATCTTCACCCCTACGCGAAGGAACCTCTGGAGATCCTGCGCAACCGGGCCGGCGTCGAGGTCACGATCCAGGCGAGCGTCCAGAGCGTCAAGAGCCTCATCGCGCAGGTGTTCTTGGCGTGGATGATCAAGCACCGGCCAGGGCCCGCCCAGTGGAACGCGCAGACCGACGACAGGGCCAAGGACTTCGCGGAATTTCGGCTCATGCCGATGCTGGAGCGCTGCGCGCCCCTAAAATACTACTTCCCTGCCAACCGCCACAAGAAGCGAGCGACCACGATCCTCTTCAACCACATGTTCCTCGTGGTGCAGGGGGCGGCCACGCCATCCAACCTCCAGAGCCTCTCGGTCGCCATCCAGGTCAACGACGAGGTGTGGCTCTACCCCCGCGGCCACCTCGAGCAGCTCCGCAAGCGCACGACCTCCTTCCGCTCCTCGCGGGTCATCCTCAATCTCTCGACGGGCGCGGAGGACGGCGACGAGGCCGACCTGGCCTGGGAGGACAGCGACCAGCGCGAGCTGGAGGTGCGCTGCCCGTCATGCGGCGGCTGGTTCGATTTCCAGTGGGACATGGACCCCAACCGCCCCGGCGGAATCATCTGGGAGGACAGCGAGCGCACGCGAAACAAGGACGGCACATGGAAATGGCGGGAGCTGCGCAAGACCGTCGCATACGAGTGCCCGCGATGCGGTATCCGGATGCCATATTCCAAACAGCTACAGAAGGACCTGCTCCGACAATGGCGCTTCACCGCCCGCAATCCCGACGCGCCCGAGGACCGGATCGGTTTCCGCTGGAACGCCATGGCCCACATGGACTGGCGTGACCTCGTGGAGGAATGGCACAAGGCCGTGGCCGCGTACCGCAGGGGCGACGCCTCGCTCTTGAAAGAATTTCGCATGAAGCGCCTCGCCCAGACTTGGGGCGAGGAGAGCGAGGATTTCCGGGTCGAGATCCGCAGGGGCGGCTACCTGATGGGCCAGGAGTGGGCCGAGGAAGGCGGCATCGATTCAAAGGGCAAGGTACTGGCGCCGCCCTTCCCTGAGGGCGCCCCGATCATCCGCCTCCGCTTCCTGACGGTGGACGTCCAGATGGATCATTTTTACGTCGCTGTTAGCAGCTGGAGTGCCGGCGGCTCCACGCGCCTGCTCTGGTGCGAGCGGGTCGGAACATGGGAGGACATCGAGGCGGTGCAGGCCAGATTCGGCATTCATGCCGGGCTGGTATTCGTCGACGCCGGCTATTCGACCTTCGAGGTGTATCGCCAATGCGCCGCCCGCGGATGGATTGCGCTGCTTGGCGACAACCGTCCCACTTTCGCGCATAAGAAACGCGGCGGCGGTTCCATCGAGCGCTTCTATTCCAGCCGGCGCAAGATCGTCCTCGGCCGAGGGATTTCCTGCTCGGCGTTCCGCTTTTCAAATTTAAGTGTTAAAGACTGCTTCGCCCGCCTGAGAAGCAATCAGGATGCCGAACTCGGGCCCACCTGGGAGATCCCCTCGGACGTGCCGGAGGAGTTCCTTGAGCACATGGAGTCGGAGCACCGCGTTAAGGAGAGAGGCAAACCGATCTGGAAGCAGATCGGGGACAGGCCGAACCACTACCTGGACGCCTGCATCCAAAGTGTTTGCGCGGCCTTGATGCTGAAGCTGATCGGGCGGGAGGCGATGTCCATGGCCGAACAATCGGCTCAAGATAGCACGGAACCCGACGTCGGGACGATCAATACCGCTTCCAAAGCAGAACGCCGATGAGAAATGCAATTCCGATAGCAGCCAATCCCGCGAACAGGTTCCAAAGGATTTTCTTGGAGGCAGACATTTCCGAAAACTGTATGCGGCTATTGATTGAGCATGATGCAACACAGATGACGCCGATAATTGCGCCGGTCACAAGATTGCCAGAGGCCCTTACGAGGATGAAAAGAAATGGCAAAGGCCAATAGCATGCCACCATTTCGCGCATTGTTAGCTTTGCATCCGATTCAACGAGCGGAGAAGAATCGACTTCCTTTGGGGTTATTCGCGGGGTGCGCTGCGCGCCGGATGTGGGTATGACAACAACGGGTGCAGCACTCTTGATAGGAGCAGCGAGAGTTATCGTTCCTTGGCAGGCAGGACATCTAACCGTCTGGCCCATCAATTCTTCGGGGCCTACAAGAGATTGTTTGCAGTGTGGGCACGACAGGGCGTAATCACTCATGATGGGCTCGCACGGCCTTTTCAAACTCACCACGGCATCAAAGTGGGACCCGCGCGCAGGATGACGTAGGCTCGCCACATCATTTCTCTTGAAACGACATGCTCTCCGATTTGGAAGTCGGTTGTCGTCGAACCCAAAACATTGAGCAGACAGTCAGCAATTCGCGTCGTGATGTGGTCCGGCAGGATATCAGCACCGCCGGTAAATACCTCCTGCCACGCTTCCTCCTCCTCGTCCCAGCCTCCAAAGCGGGCCACCTCGTAGATCTGAGGGGGCATCAGGCCGTCGGGACCAACACCATAACGGATCCGGCCGCCGCATGAAACAATGGTTTGGTAAGTACGTCCCTCTTCGATCACGTAATCGACGTTTTTCACGTATGGATCACAAAACTGCTTTGTGTTTTCTAAAGTTTCAAACGGGCCTCTTAGGAAAACGCAGTCCTCGGAGTCGGGCGGCGCACTGACTATTGAGTCATGGGGGAAGATCAGCGCGGATGAAATCTTGATCGGTTCGGGCATATTGTTTTTACGTTCGAGGGCAACCTGCCTTGTGGCTCATAGCCTAAGGTCCATTCACCATGCGCCTGCCTTCAGCACTCCACGATATCCACCGCAAGGCTACGGCGCTGCTACTGGAGGGCAAGATCATTACACAGTCAGCGACGCGTTGTTTCAGGGAAAAATGCACGATTTGCACCATAGCGGATGGCCGCATATTCGAGAGCTTGGGTTCAGCTTAATTGTGTTTCCTCACATTGACACCCCGCCCCGCTCAATGGCGGTCCCCGATTATTCGGTCGGTTTCACGCGCGCGGAGGTCGAGGAGATCCTACGCGTCCATAAGGGCGAATTAAAGAAGACGCTCACCCAATGGGGCGACGGGGGCACGTCGGTCGTGAAACGGCGGTTGGATGAGATCCATGCGGTTATCGCCGCCTGTCAGGATGCCCTGCGCAAACTCGCACCCGAGGTCTATGGGCGCACGCGAAGGGCGGCCCAATCTCGCGTGGACCGCATAGCGCTATGACACGAAGCCCCCGGATCATTGCGGCAATGAACGGGCAACCGCAGAGCGGGCGGTTGTCGCGCTTCATGGCCGGCGCTCTGCGCTGGGCATTCGGCGGCTACGGCTCGCCTTATGAAGGAGCCAATCAGTCCCAGGCCAGGGGCCGAGTCCCCGGCGCAGCACCCGGCGATGCAAAACGAGATCTGGCGCCCTCCGTCCGCACCGAACTCGTGCGGCGTTCCCGCTACCTTTCGAAGAACTCGGGTTTCGTCCGCGAGCTGGTCGGCGATATGGCGATCTACTCGACCGGTGATGGCATTCGTCCGCAGGCCCAATCGCCCGACCCAGAATGGAACCGCGCGGCCGAGGCGTATTTCAAATCGTGGTCGGCGCGGTGCGAGGTGACGGGGCGCTTCAGTTTCGAGGAATGCCAGTCGATCGTCTGCCGAGGGGTCGACGTCGATGGAGAATATTTCATTTTGAAGACCCGCGATGCTGCCGGGGAACCGCTCATCCAGTTGATCGAGGCTCACCGGATCGGCGATGGCGATCACGAGGGCACCGTGGACGGCGTTGGGCTGGATTCGGCAGGCAGGCCGCAATTCTACCGAGTGCTCGAGGATGACGGTGATGGCATCGACGTGCCGGCCGCCTCGGTCCTCCATGTCTTCGAGCCGGAGAGTGCCAGCGCCGTTCGTGCGGCCCCGGTTATCCAGCACTCGATCAACAACGTTTTGGATGAGATGGAGCTGCTTGCCCTGGAGAAACACGCGGTCAAGGACAATGCCGACATCGCGCGCGTGCTCAAGAGCTCCCGTGACCTGACCGACGAGGACACGGGCGATTTTCAGGTCGCGGCGGCAGAAGCCGGATCGAGTGACCCGGTCTCGTTACAAAGGATCGTCGGTGGCAAATTGGTGGCGCTCAAACCGGGGGAGGAATTGGACAGCTTCCAGTCGGGTCGCCCCAGCCCGACCTTCACCGGATTCCTGGAGCACCTACGGCGCGATTCGGCCCTCGGCGTGCTGCCCTTCGAGTTCGCCGCCGACTCCTCCCGCATTGGGGGCGCCGGCGTGCGCCTCGTTGTCGCCAAGGCGGATCGCCGTTTCTCGTTCCGACAGATGATTCTGATCGGGCGGTTCCTCACGCCCGTTTGGGCCTACGTGATCGGCGACGCCATCGAGCGGGAGTTGCTACCGATTCAGCCGGGATGGCATCGAGTGCGGTTCCAAAAACCCCGTAAGGTGACTGTAGATGCGGGGCGAGAGGCCCAGCAGAATCGCGCGGATGTTGAGACCGGCCTTCGAACGCTGGAGGATTCCTACGCCGAGCTGGGGCAGGACTTCGAGGAGCAGGCCGAGATCCGGGCGCAGAATGCGCGGCTATTGCTGGACCTCGCGACCAAATACGAGGTGCCGGTGGATATGCTGTATCGACCCGCGGGTGGTGCCTCAAAGTTGCCACCGGTCATTCCAGTGGCGGATCAACTATCCCAGGCTTCGGCCGTTCGGGGAAAATCAGTATCTCGATCGAACTGAAGGCTGTGAGTGTCCAGCCAGCCCCATGGGCCGCTAAAAATGACATCGCCGTTGCCCTTGTCCCAGC